GGAATTTGGTATGATTGCGAATCCGACAAAACAAGGGAAGTTATAATAGATTTTTCGAGAATAGAAAATATTGGAAAACTTCAACTTATGGCAAATGAAGTAATGAGTGAAGGAGCTGTCAAGTCTTATACTAGAAGATACGCACTAACAAGTATATTAATGCTACCTAGTACCGATCTTATAGAAAATATGGCTGAACCAAAAAAACCACAACCTACACAGAGTACACCACCACCACAACCAGTAATGACAGATGAAGAAAAAGAAATATTAAGCAAGATAAAGAATATATGTTATCTTGCATCAAACAAGAAAGAATCTGGTATGATTGATATTTTAGAAGTTGCCAGTAGATTCACCACACAAGATGGCAAAACAGTACCAGGATTAAGAGATTTTAATAAACTTNCTGGAAAAAGATTAGGGGTAGTTTATGGCAAATTACAAAAAACCTATCCCGAAATATCAGAAAAAGTAAAAAAATCTAAGGAGGAAAAAACGTCATGACTATAATTTATATCTTATTAATTATTTACGGAACTATTGGGATTGGTTCCGTAACTGGCCTAGCTTTTATAATTGTTTTAAAAGCTAGAAGTTTTGAAAAAAACTTACTAGAAAACCTTGAAGAGATAGACTATTTAACAAAAAATCATTTAGAAAATATCATTGAATCGCATAAAAGGTTCAATGATGGAATGTATAAAATAAATCAAAAGCTATTTAATTTAAACTTAAATATTGATGATTTTAAGGAAAAATCTATTTCAATAACTGAAGAAAAACTTATAAAAAAATATCCTGAAAATAGATTTGAATTTGATGAATTAGAGCCATTTATTGAAAAAATACTCAATGAAAATGATGAAACTATAAGAAAGGATGATTAAAATGAAATGTAAAATATTACATAAAAGTTATATTATATTTGATAGTGAAAAGGAAAATAAAATAATTGACATTAAAATAGATGAAAATATCTTTTTCATAAAATATTTAACTAACGAAAGAGATACCAATGATAAGGATATATATAAACTTTATTATAGTATTCCTATAGCAAATATATTATATACAGTAAATAGAAATGATACTATAGAAATTATTTTAAAAGATTAGGAGAGTGTAAATAATGACTAATAAAGAAAGAAATAAGCTTCTTAAAGAGCATAAACAAGTTGAAAAATTAATAGATAGTTGCATAATTATAATTAATAATATAAATCAAGAAACATGTCCTTTTACATATAGAGAGACTATGGAAGATAAAGACAAACTAGAAAGAAGATATATTTTACTATGTAATATATTAAAAATAAAAAATAAATATTATATGGAGGAAAATTAAAATGGATAAATTATTAAATATATTAGTATGGATTATATTCCCAGAATATAAAGTATTTAAAATAATTAAAAGAAAAACAAATAAAAATAGTCTTGCTTATATTGGTGCATTAATGACATTCTGCATATGGTTTAANNTATTTAGTGGTAATATGTTTAAAGAACAAAAATCAACCATAGGAAAATTTCCAAAAACTAAAACCAAGACTATAAATATATCAGTAAATAAGCAAACACTTAAGTTAACCGAAAAACAACAAAGAATTAATAAATTTAATGAATGGTTAGAAAAAAATACATCTCCTTGGGATGGAACTATAAGACCTTTTACAAAACTTGTTAAATCAAATTTAGGAAATCCAGATTCATTTAAATATGATGAATATAATGAAATTCATTATACTTTAAATACAGAAACAAATAAAGCAATAATTTGGATGACTTTCAGAGCTGAAAATGGATTTAGTGCAATGATTACTTCAAAGGCAATTACTGAATTAGATATGAATAACAAAATGTTTGTTACATTGAAAATTGATAACCATAAAATATTTTAGGAGGAAAATTAAAAATGACTTATTATATATTTTCTCTGGTTGTGTTAATAGCAAGTTTAACTTATTTATATTTATTAAATAGAAAGGATGATAACAATGAATAATATAAAGTATTTTACATTAGGAAAATGTGGATATTCAACGAATAGGGATTATATTGGTGCTTGGATACAATTAAATGAAAAAAATTATGAATTAATAAAATCTCAAATGGATGGAATTTTATCGGCAGGATTTGAAAAAAACAAAGGAAATTTCCTATATCATATTATAGAAATTTCCGAAACAAGTAAAATTCAAGTACCTTATAGCAACGGATTGTTAAAGAAAAAAGTAACTGGAATTAAATTAGTATTATTTGACAATCCTAATAAATATCATGAATTTATGTTAATAAATTTTGGACCTGAAAATATCCCAATGAAATTATATCATAAAGATATATATAATAAAAAAGAGTCTAATTAATTAGACTCTTTTATAATTCAAATAATTTTGTTATTTTAACATAACTACCTTTTTTCAAAGTTGTTGCAGTTCCGTTGCTTGTATTTTGTGCCCATTGTAATTTTACAGTTCCAGCACCGCCAGATGTTGTAACTAAAAATTTTTGATTGATAGATGTTCCCCAACTAGTCCCACTTACAGTACCAAAAGCATAAACAGTACTAGGATAAGTATGTAAGTCTAATCCAGCACTATATAAATAACCACCATCAAAATATGATGCAGTTGAAACACCAGGACCTTTATTATGCATAGCACCATATATACCACCAGCATCAAAGGAAGCCGATCCACCTAATACCCATAAATCCTTAAAATCACCAGTAGAACCAATAACATATAAATTAGCATCTATTTCCCACATAAATCCACTTTCAAGAGCCATATTTACAAAATGATTATCATCTTGTAAATCTGTAGAACTGGTAACACTTTCATCAGCAGATTTTATAACCACTCTTGATATTTCCTCTAANTTTGTAGTAACTGAATTTATAACCGCAATTGCAACAAATTGTTTTCCAAATCGGGCCAANAATAAACGACTACCAATTTTAATATCTATTAAACTTGTTATAGGTATAACAATAATACTTGTATCATCTGGTACCAATTCAACTGTTAAATTAGGGGTTAAAGCGGTAACAGTTCCAGTTAATAAAACTTGTTCATTTTTTTTATTTAAAATTAAACTAATTAATTCATTCATATATTCCTAACCCTCCTAATTACAGTATTTACCAAACTTCCTATTGATAAATCCCAATCCATACTTTGAATTTTATATGTTGCATTTAAATTTAATAAAGAATTATAAAATTTAAATGCATCTCCTTGATAAGGCAATCCATCATTATCTTTATTTGTAATAAAAGCATGTTTATAATTTATAGATTCTTCAATTTCACACATTTTTAATAATTCCCTTGTAGCCCTAGCATCTAAATATTCTTGACTTACTGCCTCACTATCAAATTTTTGAGTAATATATCTTCCAATACTTGTATATGAAAATGGATGATCTTCCAGCGAAAGATCTTCAAAAGTTTTTANACTTANAAGNGGNTCAGTGTCAGGCTCTAATTGATTTGAAATTAAAATAANTTTATTATAAATTTGTGCATAATCCATAATAACATCAATACCTTTAGTATAAAGACTTTGATTATTATCTTTAAATTCCCAAATAGGATTATATGAATTACTCCAAGGAATAGCCCTAAATATGCCATTACCATCCATAAATAATGGATAATAATTAATTGCATTTAAAAGACCATTAATTACAAATAATTTAGACCTACCTATTTCATAAGTCATAGGCTCACTAAGTGTAAGGGTTATTGGTTCTATATTATGAGTAACCCATGTACCAANACCAGNNAATAAACTNGTTATAGTATTTATAACATTAGTTCCAGCTGCATAATTAACACTAGCCGTTAATTTATCTTGTTCTAGTGCATATAATAAATCATATCCAGTTATTGATCTTGTAACAATCATACTATCACTTATTCTTTTAGGAGATAATAACATATAACATCCTAAGGGGAATTCATATGTTATATCATTTATTACTATACAATACCAAGGCTTTATTAAATCAGATAAATAATTTATTGTTAAATCTTCTTTCATATTAATATCTAAGCTACAAAGAATATCTCTTGTAAAATCTATTTTTATTTTTGCTGAATTTACATATTTGGTTACCCATGATTTATGTTTATATATTGAATCTTGAATAGTTAATAATTCATATTTAAAATATTCATATCTAGAGTTAAGGAAAATACTATTATCCATTTATAACATCCTCCTCAACCTTAGTAATAATAAAGCTAAAACTATAATGATATCCATCTATTTTATTAAACTGTATATCAGTTATAGCACATTTAAAACGCCTTCCCTTCCAATCCCTATAAAATTGACTGCCTATATAGTCAACTATAGATTGTAAATTATCATATTCAGTATGTGAAATTTCAGCATTAATACTAATTACAAAATTTTTTGCAATACCTTGATATTTTACAGGATTTTCCCTGCCTTCATATTTATTTAATTGAGTGTCTCTACCACTTTTAATTGAATAATTAACATCTTTATATAACAATTGATAATATTCGTACCCACTACCAGCATTCAATATAAAATGACCTATCATAGTACAATCCAAATTTCCAATAGAACTACTTTTAGAGGTGTCAGCCTCACTTATAGCATCTACATAATAATAAACAACATCACTTATAAGTGGTGTATAATCGGTTACTGTAGAATTAATTGTTACATTAGACAATATTAACTCATATGTTATTCCACCATCAATTGATCTATATACATTATTATAACTTGCCTCCGTTTCTTCTCCTTCTGGCGGTGGGTTTTCTATTGCTATATTTACAGCACCTTTAGTTAAATCTAATGATAAACTTATAATAGGTGTAGATGGTACGGGAAAATTTGTTGTAAATTCAACATTTATAATACTTGTATTCCATAATCCGTTACTTTCTTTTATGAATAATTCTACAGTATAAGTGGTTGAATCTGTTAATCTTGTATTTAATGTTTCGCTATCACTTCCACCACTAGCCACAATAGAACTACTATTTTTACTTTCTAATAAAATATCATTGGAATCATATAAATTAATTATATATTCAGCTTGTGAATTACTTTCATCTTGACTATAATCCCATTCTACGGTCAATGTTGAAGATTCATAATCTTCAACACTAGGCACTGTTATAGTAGCTGTCGGCCTTGTTGTAGTTGTAAAAGTAAAAGTACTAGACCAGTTCGAACCTGTAGAGTATGCACCCCAAGCTTTAACTTGCCATTCATAATTATGACCATTTTCGAAAGTATCAGCATCCACTACATAACTTGAAACTGCACTTAATTCTTCACTAACTAAACTCGTCCAACTTCCAGCACCTACAATTCTATAATGAATACTAAATTTAGTTTGATCGCTTGTATCTTTTGTGTTAAAAGTCCATGTAAATGTTTTTGCTTCTGTAGCATCTAATACTGAACTATTGGGCAAACCATTTGTTGGTGAATCTGGTATACTTAAACCTTCAACTTCATTAGAATATGCCCATGAACTATTTAATGAACCGTACGTATCAGTTATAGATCTAACGGCATATATACCGTACGTGTAAGGGTCTGTATCTATATAACTTGTTGCTCCTGCATTTTGTTGGGGTATAGATACATAGTTCCAACCTTCCCACGTTGAACCACCGTCAAGACTTTCATTTTTAGCCAATTCATAATGATTTTCATTAGTTGCGTTATCAGTCCATGTGATAACGACATTTCCGTCCGATCTTGTTGCCATAATATTACTTGGTGTAGCTGGTGTAGTATTAATAGGATTAGCCATAGTATTATAACTAGAATAACCAGCTATATTTTTAGCCCTTACTCTATATTTATACTGTCTATTTGCTTGCGTTGTAGTATCATTATAACTATTTGTTGTTCCACTTAAATTTGATTTTGCTACCCATGTACTTGTAACGTTATCCCATCTTTCTAAATATACATTATCATATCCTTTATCGCTTGAAGTAGGATTAGTATTTGTCCAACTTACTGAAATATTTGTATCTGAAACTCTAGATGCTGATATTCCCGTTGGTGCATCTGGTGTAAATATCAAAAAAGCTCCAACATATGCCTCATCATTACTATCTACGGTATAACCAGATGTATACCCGACAATATCGGGAAATGAATTTGTATTAGTTCTTTTGTAACTATCACCACTACCACTAACAGTCCTTATTATATGACTACCATTAGGGGCTCTATATAAACCAACCCAATAATCGCCAGCACTTAATATTATTGGTGTTGGCAAAACTTGACTATTTGTATACATTGTACTTTCGCTACCATCAGCCATAAGAAATGTATTTGATTGGGCTAATACTGCACCATTTCCACCGTTATTATCTCCTTTATTCCAAATAGCAAGCCTTGTATAAACAGCAGCATAATAACCAGCAGCATAAGCAGTCAATGCATATATTGCACATGTCGACGGTATTGTAATTTTTGCGGCATGTTGATTATAAGTATTGTTACCACTCCAAGTATATCCACTACCACTTCCATCATTACTAAATACCCATCCCATTAATAACCGCCTCCCCTTGTTATGCTTTCAGATTTAAGAGAATTAAATATATTTAACATTTTGTTTAGATCTTCAATATTTGAAGTATCTAACCTTATATTAAATATATTATTTTCAGACTTAACTATATTAGAACTATTATTATTCATTATGCTTTTAGTTCTTCCAGAATCTACAACATTACTGCCTTTTGGTAAATTTACTAATTCTGGGCCATTTTCTCCAACTATAGCCCAACCACCGCCAAAGTTAGTAACTCCACCAGCAAATCCAGGTATTAAACTAGATAATGAAGGTATTTTTATTTTAGATATTTTATTTATTACTCCACCTATAGCATCTTTTATATTATCGAATGCTCCAACTACATTAGATGCTAAATTTGATATATTATTAAAAACATTACTTATTCCATTTTTTAATGAATTTATAATATTCATAACTCCATTTTTCATTGAATCAAAAACATTTACAACTTTTGATTTAAAATTATTAAAACTATTAATAGCACTTGAAATTAAACCACTTATAGCATTTATTACATTTGTTTTTAAATTACTAAAATTGGTTATTATATTAGATACAAAAGTAGATATAACACCCAAAACTAATGAAGGTAATTTATTAAACCAACTAACAACTCCATTTATCAAGTCTGGTATTATAGAATGTCCAACAATAGCATTATATAAACTTTTAAAATATGTAGTTATTGAATCAACAAAACCAGTTACAAAATTCTTTATAATACTTATTCCACTTGAAAATGCACCTTTAATACTATTCCACATATTATTAAATGAATCTGTAATCATTTTAGTATTTCCAGTAACTAAACCTATTATTAAACCAAGTGTTGAAGCTACCAATGAATATAAATTAGTCCAAAATGCTATAAAGCTAGGGAACATTTTTAACCATCCATTTAAAACACTAATAATAATACCAATTGCAGAAACAACAATACCAGCTAGAACCTGAAATAATGGCATTAATCCCATTAATGAACTTTTTATATTATTAAATGAATCTAATAATACTTTAAAATCGATACCTTTAATAGTATTTATAAACATATCAACCATTGGAACTACAAAAGTTTGTATTCTTGAAACAAAGTCCATAAATGCACCCTTAATTTGATCAAAATGAGTTATTACATAGTTTGCGGCATCTAATACTTTTTCTTTAATAAAATTAAAAGCATTCATAAATTCATTTCTTAAATTTGAACTACTAGCAATTGCAGTNANAAAAGCACCTANAAGNAAACCAATNCCNGCNANAACNGCTATAATAGGCAATGAAACCGCTGATATAACTGTTGCTATAGTACCAAAAGCACTTATTACAGCACCACCGACAATAACTAAACTTCCAAATATTGCTATTAATGGGCCAATTCCTGCTAATACAACCGCTACAACTCCTATTATTGTTTTAGTAGAACTATCTAAACCACCTATTTTACCGATTAAATCAGATAATACTGGTATAACTGAACTTTTTATAAAATCAAATAAAGGCTTTGTTATCTCACCAATTAGACTATCAAAATTATCTTTTAAAGTACTCATTATACCTGAAAAAGTTTGACTGCCTTTTTCCATTCCTTGATAAAATGTCCCACCTTTTGAAGTAACTGAAATTAAAGCATCTTCTACTTCTTTATAAGAAACTTTACCAGCTGACATCCTTTTTCTAACCTCTTCCATGGTTTCACCTGTTTTCTTAGTGATTTCATTAAGAGGATTCCAACCTTGACCAATTAATTGATTTAAATCACCACCTTGCAATTTACCCAATGCATTAATTTGTCCCATAGTTCTTGTTAATGATGACATTTTTTCATTATTACCAAGCGATACATCACCAAGTCTTGACATAATGGGAATAACTTCTTTTTCAGTATAACCAAAAGCTAACATTGTTTTAGTATATTCCGCTAATTGGGTAGTTTCAAATGGTGTGGCTGCTCCCATTTTTTTTAATCTATCAACCATATTCCCTGCTTTTTCTGCACTTCCTAACATAACTTCAAATGAAGTAGTTAAATCCTCCATAGTTGAATTATATTTAATTCCATCAATAGCAATACCAGCAATTGGCTTTGAAACATTGTCTATTAATCTATTTCCAAAGTTTTGTATTTTATCGCCAACACTTGCCATTTTATTTCCAATGTCATTTAATTTTGAACCAATAGCATCTATTCCTTCAAGCCTTATACTTCCAACTAAATCAAATATATTCATTAATTTACACCTCCTTCACAGCCAGTAATAAATAACTTCTCTGGTTGTGTTATTTTACATTTTCAATTAATTGTAAAATTGCTTTTATATGATGATTTTTATGTGTTGTATTTTGTGGGTTACTAATTACTTCATAATTTTTATTTTCATAAACAATTATGTCACCAAAAATTAAATCAAAATCATCACAATAAAAATTATATTGCATTACAGTTGTTATCTTATCAGCTACATTTACATACTTTGTATTACCTTTTCCAACATAACCAGTAATTGAAGTAGAAGTATAACTTTTTATTGCTCTTCGAGTATCATTTAAAGTTACTGATTCACGTTTTCTTACACAATCAATAAAAAAATCTGTAATAGCCAATTAAAACACCTTCTTAATTTTTAATTTAGTTATCTTATTTTTTTCTTGAATTTCTTTAATTATCCTAGATTCTTCATTCTGTTTTTCTTTTTTAGACATATTATTAATATTTATATTTTCTTGTTGATTTTTAAAATATGTCTCAAAATCTCCTTTATATCCATTTTGAAGATCAATTAACCAAATTTTAAAAATCCTATCTTTACTTTTTTCAGTAATACTATTTTTAAAATCTTCCTGAAACTTTTTAAATAATTTATATCCTCTATCAAAAGGAAGATCTAAAATATATTCAACATATGAAAAATCCCTATAATAATTCATCATATGAGGAATAATATTTTCTTCCTTAAAAAAATCCATGATAAATACATAGGAATTTATAATATTTGTAAATAATTCTAATGAATTTAAATCGCTTTCATGTTTTTTTTAACATTTTCAATATCAATAAAATTAGACATAACTTTAGGTACACCAGCCAAAAATATAACTTTTAATATAGATAAATATTCATCTATTTCAAGATCTTCTACTTGATTCTGAGTATACCCTTTATACATTCTAATTAATTCGTCAATATCATCCTCTACTTTATGTATATTTTGAATAATAAATGCGAAAAGGTCTCCCACTAAAACAATAACTTTAGCTTTTCCATCTTCATTTAATTTAAATTTAGAATCTTTGTTTTCATCATTTTGACCTTTTCCATCTTTATAAACCTTCATTATCTTCTCAATCTTTGTAGAAAGCAGATATTCAGCATAACGCTTAAAATCAATACGTTCTAATATCCTACTTATCACCATCAATTCTTTTTTCTTTAATTTCCTATCCATTTTTATACCTCTTCCCTTATTTCTAATGGTGGGGTTGTTGGAGCTGCATATGTGTAAAATCCTGTATATGTCATCTCACTTGTAACCTCATCTTTTTCCTTAAAATCTAATCCAATTTTATCTATATTTAAGGCATTCTCTACCTTAATTAGACAATAATCTCCATTGTCTTTATATCCAAGAAATGCAACATTTGTTAAAACATCAGCCGCCGCAATTTCAAGATCAAAACTAATTTTCTTATATGTTCCGTCCTTATCGCTTCCATCACTTACAGTAACAGGAAGGCCATAAGCTAAATTAGTATAAGTTAGTTTTAAGAAATTAATAATTAATTTAACAACATATGTTTCATACCTTCTCATTGATTTGGTTGGTCCATATGCTCCATCAAATTTAATTTCTTTAATTGATCTGTCTATTTCTAACTTACTTCCTGANCTTGTTGCTCCTATAATTGCTTCTCCTGCTTCACCATAATTTTTATATACAATACCTTCACCTAATAAAATATCTTTTGCAAGTTCTGGCACTGCTGGGCTAAAAACACCAATAGGCATTAAAATACACCTCCTTAAGCTACATATTCATAAATATCAAATGGGACAGTAGTTGGACTACTAGCAGTATAATGACCAGTAAATTCAACACCATTTACGGCTTCATCTTTTTCCTGCAATCCTAATGATATTTTCCCATCATTCAAACATTCTTTTAATACCATTTTAACCTTTTTGCCATCATGTCTTTGACCTACTAAAGTAACATTTTCTAAATAATCAGCATCCAAAATTTCTAATGTTGGAACAAATTTAAAATATGTTGTTTCATCTGTATAAGTAAATCCACCACCATTTACACCCATTATACTACTACCACTCTGATTTTCAATTAAATCAATGCTATCTACATAAAAACTACATGAACTATCTGGCGAAGCTGTAAATTTAAAACTTACACCAGTGACCGCACTCCATGAAGCCGTTCCAACTTCTGTAAATGCAGATTTTGCAATTTTAAACACATTCCATTGGTCAGCTGTTAAACTAGCCGTTCCAATTTCATATTTAAAATAATTTGTTTCTGTTAAATCAGCATCCTTATGGATACTTAATCTTATTTTTGCTGTACTTCCTAAGGCTGTTTTATTTGCAGATGTTATATAAATTGCAAAACCAATATAATCATCTGTTCCAGATGTTATATTATTATTAAAAACAGTTAAATTTTTAGTACTTGCAAACACTTCTTTAATACCATAATTTTGTGTAGCTCCTGTACATTTAGCACTTTGTAAACCGCTATTAATAATTGTAGTTTCAGCGGCGTAAGTACC